CGCTCATGCCTGCCGCGCTCGCGATCGTGCAGTGCGGGAAGACCAGTTGATGGACGTAGCCTGCCGGTTTGTACGGCCGCGAGGCGAACACGTCTTCCATCGATTCGAGCCACGCCGTCGTCTTCGCCGACAGGGGCGTCGACCACGACGAGTGCGGGCCGGCGAAGGAGAACTCGCCGCCGTTCGCCCCGAGTCGGTGGAACGTCTCCGGGTGGACGTGGCCGACGTGGTACGCCTCGAGCGTGTTCTCGACGGCGATCTTCCAATTGCACCGCATCCAGATGCGGTTTGTGTCGAGTTTCTCGCCGCAGGCGTCGGTCATCGCGGCGATCGTCCCCCAAGCATTTCCGAGCCACGCCTCCAGTTCGATCGCCTTCGTGCGGCAGACGAACACGAGGTTGCCGCACCGTGCCGCCTCGTACACGGCGAGTCCGTGCTCTGCGAGGTTCACGCCGTCGAAACTGGGCCGCTTCGGCACCCGGCACGGGAGGCCGTCCGGCCCGAACTCCCAGCCGTGGTAGCCGCAGACAAGCGGGCCGGTTCCGCAGGGCTTCGAGACCAGCCTGTTGAGACGGTGCGGGCACACGTTCAAGAACGCCTTCAGTTCGCCGCCGACGTTCTGGACGATGACTTTCCCGCGGACGACGTAGTCGCCGTCTCCGGCAATCTCGTTCGCCATGCAGACCGGAGTCCAGACGGAGTTCGCGAGCGCCGTCACCTCGCGTGCGTACTGCTCCTCGGAAACGTAGTAGGCGGCCGGGATCATCGTGCGGTCATTCCCCCGTCGATCGTGAGGATGGTCCCCGTCGTCCACTTCTGACGCAGGAGGTACTGGATCGCCTCGGCGACGTCCTCCGGCTCGCCGAGGCCGAGGATGTGGTCGTCGACCACGGCCTGCCACTGCGTCGGAGACATCGTGTGCTCGAGCCGCTCCTGCATCGGCGTCCTGACGACGCCCGGGGCGACGGCGTTGACCCGGATGCCGGAGGATGCCAGTTCGACCGCCAGCGCCTTGGTCAGCCCGAGCACCGCGGCCTTCGACGCTGCGTAGGCGCTCGCGGCTGCCTGCCCGACGATCCCGGCCACGCTTGCGACGAACACGATCGCGTCGGCCCCGCCGGCCCGCACGGCCGGCTGCCGGAACGCTTTCGCGACGTGCCACGCCGTGTGGTAGTTCGCCGCGATCATCTCGTCCGCTTTGGCGTGCGTCTGGTATCGTAGGGGGATCAGCGAGTGGATGCCGGCGGCGTGGACGACGCCGTCGAACTTCCCGTGGACCGCTGCGATGTCCGCGAGCACGTCGTCGGTGCGGTCGCCAAGCGACACGAGGTCGATGCTCTTCCAGCCGTGGTTTCCGGCCGGCAGAGCGTCGTGGACTTCCCGCAGGCGGCCGTAGTCGCGGCCGAGCAGGTAGACGTCGTGGCCCCCGGCTGCCAAGAGCCTCGCCGTGGCGGCCCCGATGCCGCTGGACCCTCCGGTCACGAGGTATCTCACTCGGCGACCTCCACGAGGTCGTGGAGCCTCGTCGTGGACAGGTCGGCAGCGACGGCGCAGTACGACCAGCCACCGCCGAATCCGGCCATGACAGTCTTCGCCTTGCTTCCGCAGGTCACTAGCGCCAGCGGGATCGACGCGCTCGACACGTTGCCGAAGTGCCGAACGACGCCGTCGACCCACTTCGACTCCGGCACGCCGCACTTCTCGCGTAGGTGCCGCAGCATGAACTGGTTTGGCTGGTGCGGGACGATCTGGTCGACCGTGTCCATCGTCCAGCCGGCCGCCGCGAGCGACTCGGTGACCATCATCGGCACCGTCCGCATGGCGAACTCGAAGACCTCGGCGCCGTTCATCTTGAGGCACGACGTGTCGCCGTGGGCGAGCGACAGATGCTCCGCCCCGCTCCCGTCGCTGCCGAAGGCGACGTGCAGTGGCGGCGCGTCGTCGTCCCGCTCGAGGATCGTCGCGCTCACCGCGTCTCCGAATAGAGGCTCGGTCGCACGGTCGTTCGGCGAGACGACGGTAGACAGGCAGTCGCCGGCGACCAAGAGGACGCGAGGCACGCCTGCTGCGGCTAGGCCAGCCGCCACGGCGAGGCCGTATGTGTAGCCGGAGCACCCTTGGTTCACGTCGAACGCGGCGCACGCCGTGCCGAGGTTGAGCCTTCCGTGCAGGACGTTCGCGACCGGCGGAATCCGCTGGTCCGGCGTCTGCGTGACGACGACGATCGCCTGAACCGCCCGGCCGAGCACCTCGCGGCACGCGGCCTCGGCCAAGTCGGTGAGCGTCAGGCGGTCGACGACACGACGCTCGCAGACGCCGGTGGCGGCCTCAAGTTTCGACGCCGCGGCGCCCCAGCGCGACTGATCTCGCACTGTCGAAGGCACGGCCACGGCGATGTCGCGGATCGCGACGCCTTGGATTGGCACGCTCTCACCTGTCTGGGAATGGCTTCACTGGCACGGAGAACGCCGCCGAATAGCGGGCCTGCCGCGTGATGCGGAACTCGTCGATGTAGCCGGCGAAACCGCTCGCCTGCGTAAGGCCGACACGAACTGGGTATGACGAGTCCGGTGGGCCGCTCGCCGAACCGGCGCTCGCGTCTTCGGTGCCGTTCACCCAGAGTTTCAAGGTCGTGCCGGAACGGGTGACGGCGACGTGATACCACGCATTCGCCACGACCGTTGTCGCGCCTGAGATGATGGTGAACCCGCCGCCGTTCCACAGAAACACTCGGAACTTGCTCGCGTCGGACACCTCAAAGATGAAGTGATTGCTGGACCCGAAGTCCGCGATGCCGTGTCGGCCATTGACAAGCGTCGGCCGCACCCACGCCTCGACCGTGAAATCGTCGCCCGCGAGGCCGAAGTCGGTGCTCGCCGGTACGGACACACTCTGAAAGGATGTCACGCTCATGCTGGCGTCGCCGAACTTGCGGTGCGTCTTCGACGTCGTCGCCCCCGACCGTGTCACGGTGCGCGCGAAACGGCTTGAATCCGTGAACGTCGTCCCGCCGTCCGTGCCGTTCATGTGCAGGAGCAAGAGGACGTCCTCGAAGAACGGGTCGCCCTCGATCGCCGCTGGCCGCAGCCACCGCGGCCTTGCTATCAACGACAAGAGACTCATCGGCCCACCTTCTGAAAGATGACTTGGTAGTCCTTGTGCAGGACGTCGATGTAGCCCGCGTAGACCTCGAGGAAGTCGTCGATCGCCGGCTTCGGCGGCAGGAGGTGCGACTTCTCGGCGGGCATCTGCCAGCGGTAGTCGTCGAAGATGCCGATGCCTCCGACCGGCAGGAGCGGCCACGTCATCGCCGCATCCTTGAAGACGTTTTTGGCCTCGTGGTCGGCGTCGATGTAGACGACGTCAAAACTGTCGCCGGCAGCGATCGCGCGAGCGAGGTATTGCGTCGTCCGCGACTTCACCTTCTCCGTCCGGCCAGCCGTGTTCTGGTCGAATCGCGCCTCCGCGTCGGCGTTCACCCAGTGATCGACGCAGACCAAGACGTCCTCGTCCTCGAGCACGTTGTCGATCACCCAGCACGCCGAGCGGCCCTCGTATGAGCCGAGTTCCAGCCAGCGCAGCGGATGCTTGAGTCGCGGGAGCACGAACTCCCGCCACCGCTTCGATAGCGACTCAGGCAGCCAGTCGTGCGTGAACTGTCTCATTGGATTCCCACGAGTGCGGCCAAGTCGCCGACGGTCTTCGCTTCCATGAGCCGTGCGGCGCTCACGATCACGCCGTACTTCTTGTCGGCCATCGCCATAAACCCCATCGCGCTCATGGAGTCCCACCCGGCGAGGTGGTTTAGGTACATCTCCGGCTGGCTGGTGCCGGCCGGCTGTTCGACCAGTTGGTCGAGCGCCTCGCAGAACTCGCTCATTGTGGCTTCCTGTAGATAACTGCCGCAGGGACTCCCATGACGGTGGATCGCTCCGGCGCCTCGCGGACGACGACGCTGCCGCTGCCCACGATCGACCAGTCGCCGGCGTGGGCGTGCGGCAGGATGCTGGCGTGCGATCCGACGAGGACGCCCTCGCCGAGGCTCGCGTGCCCACAGATGTCGGCGTGGCTTGAGATCGAGCAGTAGTCGCCGGTCACCGTGTCGTGGCCGACGGTCGCGGCGCAGTTGACCGTCACGAAACGCCCGATGGACGACCCGACGCTCAGGATCGCGTGCGGGCAGATCACGCAGCCCTCCCCCGTCGCGGCCGGCTCGGTGACGATCGCGGTCGGGTGGACGAGCGTCCAGAACCGCGCCCCGCGGCTGCGGAGTCGCTCGCAGACGATTCGCTTGAGAGCCGGCTCGCCGATGCCGCACAGGAAGACGTCACGCGGCGAAAACACGAGGTCGTCGGGCAGGATCGGCAGGCCGCACGCGACGCCCTCGGCCGTGTCGAGGAAGGCGTCCACGTCGATGCCGGCGTCCCGTGCCCAGCGAAGCACTTCGCGGCCGAAGCCGCCGGCGCCCACGATGTACGTGTTGCTCACGGCTGCTTGTCCTCTTGGAGGCGGTATCCGAGGAACCAGAGGATTCTGCTCACGTCGCGGGCGCTCGCCGTGATCGTCTCCTCGCTCATCTGCGGAAAGCACACATGGAGCGCCTCGTGGATTTCGGTCTCCATGCGAGTCCGACCTTTCAGCCGCGAGTCGATCAAGACCTTCCGCACCGACGGCTCGCCGGGCTTGTTTGGGTCAGGAAGGTACGCCCACCCGGCGGCACGCCCGCGGAGGCGGCTGTACCGCCACACCCAGCGGGCGCCTGCGATCAGGAAGTGGTGCGTCGCCGGCATCGTGAATAGTGTCTTTGGGGCGCCTAGTGGCGGTCAAGTGGAATTTTCGCCATCCTCGTCGCGGACGAGGAAGTATTCGGCGACCCATTTTCGCAGTTGCGGGGGGGCCGACGCTGTCCATGCTAGCAGGCCGGACTCGTCGACCTCGACGTGCCGGCGCGGGTCGAAGCCCCACTTCAGGGCAGGCTTCCAGCGGTCGACGTAGAGCCGCCGCGCCCTCGATCCGTGGTGGAGATGGATCGCGTCGCTATCGAGCGTCCCGATGTGCCCCTGCACCTTCTGGTAGGCGTTATCGGCCCATCCGAGAAAGTCCTCCCGCATGACCTCGCTCGAGTATTTGATCGCAAGTCGGTCCAGCCGGCCGCACCATGCCACCAGCGACATCGCGTCGCCGGAGCCGAGGATGTGGCGGTCGTAGAGCGGGAAGACCGACCTGCGGGCAGCCCACGCACCGCCCGGACACGCCGGGCGGGACAGGTATCGCCATGCGTCGTCGCCGACGCCCCACAGCACCTCGCCCACGCGACCGCCAGAGTCGATGCAGTGCCAGCGGTTCCACAGTTGAATCACCGGATCGTACTCCAGTTTTTCGCGTGTGCGTTGAATCCACGAGCGGTCGAAGAACAGCACGTCCGCGTCGATCCAAGCGACCTTGTCGTACTGCTCAGGCAGTTTCTCGACGAGCAGGTTGAGCAGGCGTTCCTTCTGCCACAGGACGTTCCGCTCTGTCCCGCGGAGTTTCAGGAATGCGTCTTTGTCGACGAAATCCTGCCCGTCGTAGGCGACCTCGGCGACGAACGTCGGCACGCCCCACCACCGCATCTCGTGCATGAATCGGAGGTAGTTGTCCCTGAGAGACCTGTAGCCGGCCGGATTGAAGTGACAGGTGACGACCGCCAGTTCGCCGGGGAGCACAGTCCGCTCCGTCCGCGGCCTCCGCTCCGGCGCGGCCACCTGATACCGCTGCGACCGGATCGCGTGCCGGGCCGCTGCGACGTAGAGGCGGAGGGCCACGCCCTCTTCGCAGGGGACGCCGAACCTCGCGGCTTCCTCGACGACCCACTGGACGGCACGGTCCCTGTCGAGGCCGTTCTCGTTCGCCCACCGCTCGCGGTGCTCGAGGCGGCGGCTGGCGAAGGAACGCCGAGCCAAGAGGGCGCACGCACGCAGGAGGCGTGTCCCGACGCCGCGGCGCTTCACGGGGTGACCCGCCAGCGCAGAGAGACCGGGTCGTAGAGCAGTTCGGCCTGCTGATCCTCGTCCAGCGTGCGGTCGGTCCCTGTGTCGAGCAGGAGCCGGTTGGACGAGTCGCTCGCCGTCGAGGCGTGGACGAGCGTGACGGTATGCGTGGCGACGTTGATGAGTCGAAGGATGGAGCCTTCGCCGCCGCCGGAGAAGCCGGTCACCAGATGCGCCGAGTTCGCACTGAGACGCAGGACGGTGTGCGTGCCGGGGTTGTAGTTGTTGAGGGCGGCGGTGACGGACAAAGTTGTCCACGAGTACGCCGGAGCCGACGGCGGGTCGCTGATGATCCGCCAGATGTTGCTCGTCGGATCGTAGAACGCCGACGCCGCCTCGCCGCGGCTGAGTTTCTTGTTGCCGCCGACGATCGTGATTCGGTTCGACGACTCGCTCTCCACGGAGTCGGAGACGAACGTGACGTCGTTCGTGCCGACGTTGACGAGCAACTTGACGACGCCGGACTGACCGCCCGACAGGCCCGTGATCTCCGTGGCGGCCGTGGCCGAAATCCGCACGATGTCGGACGTGCCGGCGTTGTAGTTGTTCTCGATCGCCAGCGGTCCTCGCGTCTCGACGGCGAGGACGGTTCGGGCTGCCGATACGTCGGTCGCCACGAGCGTGATCGTGCCGGTCTTGCCGTTGACGCTCGATACCGGGCCGACCTTCGCGGCCTCGGTCACGAAGTCCGTGACGTTTGCAGCGACATGGGTGTGGCTCGCGGAGGCCGCCGAGACATCGGTCGAGACGAGCGTGATCGTGCCCGTGCGTCCGTTGACGCTGGATACCGACTGGTTCGCCAGCACGCCGGCGCCGAAGTCAGTGATGTTGGCAACGACGTGGGTGTGGCTGGCGGAGGCCGCGGAGACGTCCGTTGACACGAGCGTGATCGTGCCAGTCCGGCCGTTGACGCTAGAGACCGGGCCAACCTTGGCCGCTTCCGTCACGAAGTCCGTGATATTCGCGGCGACGTGCGTGTGGACCGCCGAGGCCGCCGAGACGTCCGTTGAGACCAGCGTGATTGTGCCGGTGCGTCCATTGACGCTCGACACGGGGCCGTATTTGGTCGCTTCCGTGACGAAGTCGGTCACATTGGCGGCAACGTGGGTGTGGCTCGCACTCGCGGCCGAGACATCGGAGGCAACGAGCGTGACCGTGCCAGTACGTCCATTGACGCTGGAGACGGGGCCGACCTTCGCAGCCTCGGTAGAGAAGTCCGTGATATTCGCGGCGACGTGCGTGTGGCTGGCACTCGCCGCGGAGACGTCGGTCGAGACCAGCGTGATCGTGCCGGTCCTGCCGTTCACCGATGACACGGGGCCGACTTTGGCTGCCTCGGTCGCGAAGTCTGTCACGTTCGCTGCGACGTGCGTGTGGCTGGCCGATGCTGCGGAGACATCGGAGGCGACGAGGGTGACAGTGCCCGTCCTCCCGTTCACAGAGGATACGGGGCCGACCTTTGCGGCCTCGGTCGTGAAGTCCGTGATGTTCGCGGCAACGTGCGTGTGGACGGCGCTCGCGGCCGACACGTCGGCCGAGACCAGCGTGACGGCTCCGGTCCTGCCATTGACGCTGGTCACCGAGCCGCCGCCTGTCCCACCGGCAGACCCCGTGATCGTGATGAAGCCGGCGGACGTCGAAATCGTGACGTTGTCGCCTGCCACGATTGAGAGCGTGCCGGTCTGGGCGTTCAGGCTCTGGACGTAGGAGTGGGCGTGCGTCGAGGAGGCCGCGGAGACGTCGGATGCGACGAGGGTGACCGTCCCCGTCCTGCCGTTGACGCTTGAGACCGCCCCGCCGGTCGTACCGCCTCCGGCCGAGCCGACGATCGTGATCCCGCTCGATGATGTCGAGATCGTGATGTTGCTGCCGGCGAGGACGTTGAGCGTCCCGGTGAGGCTGTTGAGGCTCTGGACGTAGGAGTGGCCGTGTGTGTTGCTGGCGGCCCCGACGTCGGTAGCGTTCAGGACGACCGCCCCGGTCTTCCCGTTGACGCTCGAGACTGGGGCGTCTGCGGCGGCGATCGTGAAGACGCCGCTGGTGGTCGTGACGGTGACGTTGTTCCCACCGGCCACGAGCAGGCCGGTCACGGCTTGGGCGACCATCGTCCCGACGCCGACGTCTACCGATCCCGGCGAGCCGACGGAGACGCCGATGGTCGTCTCGGCCACGCTGGCAACGACGTTCGTCGTCCCGACGACCGTGACGTTGATGCTCATGGGTTCGCCACTGTCACGGTGCCGGAGAGAACGGTCCTCGTGACCTGCCCGGTATCAACCCACCGCAAGTACCAGCGGTAGGCGATCGCCGGCGAGAGCGCGGCGGTCTGAACCTCGGAGAGACCGATCGTGATCTGACCCGCCGCGAGGTTTGTGTTCGAGATGGCGAACGTGGCCGCCGTCTCGCCGATGCCTGTCACGAACCCGGTGCCGCCGCCGCCCGAGGCGTAGACGGCTGTGACGTAGACGGCCGTCGTGATCGTGTACCCGGTGAGGTCGCGATCAAAGTCCAATGCCACGGCAACTTCGTCGCCGGAGACGAAGGTGATGTCCAGCGTGCCCGGTAATTGCGAGAAAGTAGCCATTAGTCCATTTTAGCCTTTCTGCGGGCGTTCTTGATTGCTCGGCGGACGAGCATTCGACCAGCCACGTCGAGGAATGGGAGGCCGCGAGCCTCGGCTTCCTCGCGCATCACGGCGACGACCTCCTCGATGCGTTCTGGCTTCTCGCATTCATCCGGTCCCCATGCGTCCATCTCAGCGGCTTTCGCTCGGCACTGGCAGGTTGGCGTCGGCTCGATGCCGAAGTGCTTCAGGAGTTTCGATAGTTCGGTTCCGGGGCCGGATGGTGGCGGCGGCGATGGCTGCTCGTAGCCCGGCTTCGGGTGCCTCGGATACGCCGGGTGCTCGGTGTCGATCGTCCATTGGTCGCCGTCCTGCGCGACGACGCACGGCATCACATCGTCGATGGCGTAGCCGCGCTGAATACACCGACTGTTCAGATTGTCCCTGTGTGTTGTTATCACGGCAGAGGATTTGTTTCGCATGGAATCCCGATTCCGAATGCGTTGTAGTTCTCGCTCTCGCCGACGACGGACAGAGTCAATGCGGATATCTCTCCGGTGAATTGTATTATCCCGCTCCCTTCAAGGCCCGTCAGCGTCGCTCCGGCTCCTTGCAGGCACTGCCCGGGCTGCTCGCACTGGCCGAAAATGGAATGCGCTCCTTGGCTGTAAATGGAGAGTTCTTCTGAAAATTGCCACGTCACCGACTTGTTGACGAGTGGCGGAAGTTTTGGCCCTGGCCTTAAAAATGCACCGAGCGATATTATCGGCATCACTATTCTGCTAGCCGGCGCGGACAGCGCGATTTCATAGGCTGCATCTTCTGATTCTTCTTTTAGCGCTACAACAGAATTTGATCCGGGCGTTGTCAGGCACGGCCAGTCGTATGCCGAGCCTGAAAACCCACGCAGATATTGTGTTGCCGTTGCCGTCCTCGCAACAATCGGACCGCCCGAAATATTGATGCTTATCTGGCCGTTATCTACCGCGATCACGCCAGTCGCCGCGGCGGCAGTAATGCTGGAAAACGAAGCGTAGCATATCCTGCATGCGCAACACAGGCATACCATCAAGTCACCTTAAATCGCAAAACTGTTGTAGTAAAAGTAGACCCGATAACGGTAATTTTCGCTGTCGACTGCGTCTTGGATACGACGATCGTGCAATCGGAAGTTCTGAGAACGGCCGCGATCTGCACGTCGCTTACAATTGATAGCGTGGATGTCGACCCGACGAACACAGCCGTCGCTGTTTCAAACGGCACGTCAATCAAGAACCACGCAGTGCCGTCTTTCGCGATCGCGCACTCGGTGGACGCTCCGGTGGATGTCGTTGCCAACGGGAAGAAAAGATTCGTGGCATTCACCGTATTCGGTGTAGTCGTCTGGTACTTGAACGTGACCGTCTTCGTCGCATTGATCGCCCACGATCCGGTGAACGTGCAAATCCGAAACACCTTCGCCGACCGCGGCTCCTCGCCCTCGAGGATGACCTGAGTGCGTCGGAAGCCTGAGCCGATAGGCTCCCCGTCGACGCGGTCGATGGTGCGTCGTATCTGCGAGAGCAGGTTCGGGCCAAGGAGGAAGCCTTCGGCCATGTTAGGTGAGCCTCAAGCCGAAGTTGCTGAAGTCGTAATCGTCTTGGACTTGATATCTGTGAATCAGAACCTTCGGTGCCGCGAAAGGACTTCTGGCCGTTCCGTCGTCGTTCAATGCAATCGGCTGGGCACTTGGCCTCTGCGAGACCTTTCCTTCCTCGCTTTCGTAGACACGAACGTGGGCACGCACTTTTTCACCAACGCCTACCCCATCAGGCAGCGCCACAGGAATTTGTATTTGGTAGTCTTTGTGTCGAAGCGGCTGTCCAAAGTCGTCTCGATCGTTCGCGACCTGCGATCCGTTCGGGCCGCTTGGAGTGTGAGCCTTCACATTAAACCCGCTCTGGGGTTGCACAACGTCCCACCCGATGAATTGATTCACTGGCGATCCAACCCAGTTTGAGCGGAATGCGAACTCGTATGACGCCTTCCAGCCTCGATAGAGCACAGTTCCCCATTGCTCTAGTGCTGGCTGGGTCTGGACACCCTTGAACATCACTGACCGTGGCTGCATCGACAGGCTTCCGAGCGTGATGGCATTTCTGTTCACCAGCCCAGCATAAAGGCAATGCCGAGTTGGGTCGCTTAATTCAAACTGTTCGACCGATATTGTGACGATTGGCTCAAGTTTTGCTACGCCTTCGTACATATCTCCGACAGGATTTGCACACGGGACTGTGTTGCCAGCGTCAGGGCCGGTTATCCCTTTCCACACATACGCCGGAACTTCCTGAAGTGAAGTCGACACAGACCAGTTCGCAGGCCGGATGTCCGGCGAGAACTGCCCGGGGTCTTGGCCGGCGTCACCGCCTCCCGGCGTCGTCCGGTAGTTGAACGTCGCGACGATCACCATCCGGCTGTCGCCGTCGTACTGGGCCGAGTAGGACGCGCAGTAGAGGCCGGACTCGGACGGGTGCTCTTGGCCGATCTGGACGCCGCAGGTCGCGGCGACGTTCACGTACTCGCTGACGTCCGACTTGATGATCCTGAAGACCCGCGTGGTCGAGGATGCGATCTGCCCCTCTTCCGACGAGAAGTCGTACTGGACGCCGGCGTAGACCTCTTTCACCATCTTCGGCATGGATCAGCCCTCTGTGATGTCCACGCGGAGGCGGGCGCCGGACACGCCGATCGCGACGTACTCGGTGCCGCTCGTCATCCTCGTGATCGCCGGCTCGCCGCCGCGGAGCGTCGCGAACCCGACGAACGACCCGCCGGCCTCGATGCCGATCTGCACGGTCGACGCCGACGACGTCGCGAGGTTTCGCAGGAACGCCATGCCGACCGTCGACAGGTTCGCCGTCGATATGACGGTCGAATTCGTCGTGAGGTCGTAGACGACGCTCTTGTAACCGGCCTTCGACATCGAGGCCGTGATCTGGCTGATCTGAATCTGGTTCGACAGGTTGTCCTTGTCGACCTTGAGCGTCATGGAGTAGGTGATGTCTGCCATCGGTTGGTTCCTTACGGGGCTACCTGCGGGCCTGCGCGTCCTATCTGCACCAATTCATTGAGCGCCTGCGTCTGCTTCTGAAGTTCCACGAGGTTCACGTCCCTCGCCGGGTCTTCTCCGCGGAGTAGCCTGTTGAGTTCCTGCTGGCCTTGGAGCGTGGATGCGTCGGAGGCTTGCAGGGCGGCCCGCGACGGGCCTTGCAGGAGGGCGTTGGCGACTTCGTCAGAGAAGCCGACGAGGAGTGGAGCGGCCTGTTCGGCTGCCTGCCGGAATGCACGTTGCCTCGCTTCACCGACTGCCGCTTCATCAATCAGGCCAGTTGTCTCCTCCGCTGTCCTTGCGGCGGCCAGCCGGATGCCCTCCAAGTCTCTCGCCAACTGTTCGGCGGCTCGCTGGCCCGGGCTTTGTAGGAACTGCTGCCCGGCGGCCTCGAGCAGGGGTCGCTGTCGCTCAAATATGTCTTGGCGGGTAGCCGCTTCTGCATCCGCTTCAGCACGTCTCCTGAACGGTTCCGTCTGAGCATCCAGTTCAGCCAGCCTTCGCCTCAAAACTGCCTCGGTTCTGGCCGAGAGGTTCCCAGATGCGAGTTGCTCGAGGATTGCCTGCTGCTCCTCAAATACGTCTGGCAAGTTCCTTCGGATGTCTTCTTCAGCACGAGCACGCTGTGATGCCAACTCTGCTTGGGCATTCGCTGCGGATCGCCGCTGTCTGTCTCGGTCTTCTCTCGCGCGCTCGACATCGCGTCGCGACTGCGGCGTACTGAACGCGACGTCGCGCTCAATGGCGTCGTCAAGAGCCTGCTGCGCCTGCTGCGCGCGCGACGCGACTCCGTCCTCGGCGCGGGCGATCGCCTCTGTGAACGTGCGGAGGGCGCGTGTGGCGGCTTCTAGGGTGCTGATCTGAATCGAAAGAGCGTCAATCGACTGTTGAGCCAGTCGTTGCGTCAGAGGGTCTTGCGCCGACCGTGCGTCCTCCAGTTGGCGGACAGACTCGTTTCGCTGAAACTCTAACTGTCGCAAAGCCCTCGCGAGTTGTCCTTCTGGCGCTCTCGACGCATCTAGGTTTTGCCTGACACGGGCGGCACGCGCGTCGAACGTCGACTGCGGGTCCAGTGCGAGCCTCTGGCGAAACGCGAACGCCTCATCCTCCAACCTTCGTCCGCTTCTCTGAAGTTCAGAAACACGAGCGACAGCCGATTGCCGACGGCGTTCGGCGTCACGGATTGCGCCCTCGCGATCAGGATCGTTAGCAGGCAGTTGCTGCGCGTTGGTCAGCGATGTCGTGGCGTCGTTGACCTCGCGCTCCGCGGCCGTCAGAGCCTCCGCGGCAGCGGTCAGCCGCTGGTTGAACAGGACAGCGTTCGGCAATCCCTGCCGGATGGCTTCTCGCACATCGTCCTGAGCCTGACCAATCCCGAGCGCCGCTGCACGCAGGGAGATGACGACGTTGATGGCTTCCTCGCCGATTCTTGCTATGTCGTCTCGCTGGATAGCCGCAAGAAGCGATGCGATCTCCTGCAACTGACGATCAATAAATACCTGCTCGGCACCACCCGCTCTTCTCCGTCTGGCGCTTAGTTCGTCCCTTCTTCTCTCAAGCAACAAACGGGCGTCTTCAGTCGTTCTGACCGCCGCGCCCGGTCCTGCCTCGAACTCTCGCCTTCTCGCCTCGCCCTCTCTAATCTGAATTTCAAGAGCCTGACCGAGGTCTGCGAACGCTGCCTCTGCCTGCTGCTGTACCTGCCTCGCGACGATGCCCGAGACGTCTGCGGCTGCCACGGGCGGACGCGCGGCAGCCGCCTCCGCGGCTCGCCGCTCCCTTGCCTGCGACTGCTCGATCTCGCGGCGAAGTGCGACAACCTGTCCTACCGTGGTAGCGTTTTGCAGTTCACGCTCGCGGGCAGCCTGCACGGCGCGCTCGCGCTGAACCGTAGGATCGAGCGACGCCGCCCGCTCTCTTTGGGCCTCTCGCTGCTGCTGCCGCAGTTGCTCGATCTGTCTGCGGAATTCCTCTGCGTCGCGGGCGCCTCCAGAGAAGGCACCGAGCGTGATCGACTGCCCTAGATTCCTAAATGACTCTGCCAACTGATCGACGAGTGTTTTCTGTCTCGACAGGGCGTCGTTGAGCGCTCTCGTGCGGTCAGTGGCCTCGACGCCTGCGTTCGCCCACCTGATCAAGGCGACAACTGCCTGCGCGCCTAGCGAAGCCGCTACGCCGATAATAAGCCCCCTAGTTCCGTCGAGCACGAAACCAAGTTGCGAAACATTGTTTCCGATGGCGCGTATGCGTTGACTAATGTCTCCGGTGACAGAGAAGAAGTCATCGACGGCGAACGTCGCCTGCTGTACAGCCAAACCGACATTTCCGAATGCGCCGCGGCCGACGTCGCCTGCCCGGTTGAGGTTCTCTGTGAGCCTCCGCGGACTGATTCCAGAAACGGCTGCCGTCGCCCGAATCGCCTCTTGTTCGACCTGATTGATCTCCGCAGCGAGACGACGAAAGCCGCCGGGCGCGTTTGCTGCCCGCTGGAGCGTGGCGGCGTACCTGTCCGCAGCGGACTCGGCCTGTGTTGTGTCGCCCGTAGCCCTCGCCAACTGTTGCCGCAGGGCCGTTAGGCGGCCAGCAGCGCGAGTGAAGTCTGTTGCGTCGGCGAAGTTTCTAAACGACCCTCCGAACGCATTGAAAGCCCGCTCGGCCCGGCCGACCTCCTGCCGCAACTGCACGACACGCTGCGTCGCTCGTTCCAATTCCTCCGGCGAGGCGTCGGTCGCGGCGAGGCGGAGGAGTTCGTTCTCAGCGTCGCGGATCGCCGGTATGAACCTCGTCCTCACGCCGGCTGGCAACTGGTCGATCTGGTTCTTGACCTGAACCGTCGCGGCCTCGAGGCGTGCGAACTCGGCGGCCGACGAGGCGATGTCGGGTCCGAGGCGGTCGGAGATGCCTTGGAGTTGGGCGGTGCGCTGGGCGTTCGGGTCTGGTGATGTGATGACTGGTGGGAGGAACGTAGACGCGACCTCAACGCGGCGCCGGCGGTCGGCGATTGCCTCCTCCGCTGCGGCCCGCTGTTCTCGCTCTGCTGCGATGTCTCTGATTCGCTGTTGAATCGTGCGGCCCGTCGGGTCTCGTGTGCTGACTAGCGTCGATGGGTTAGGAGGCCCAAACTCACCGTCCGCGTTGCCCGGTATCGGACGAAACTCGCGAATCCCTCGCTCTGTAGTTCGGACGACATCGTCGAGCCTATCTATTGCCTCTGCCAGAAGAGTCAGCCCGCCGGCTGGGTTCTGCCTCGCTGCGTTTGCGAGGTTCTCGACTGCGGCTCGCTGTCCTTCCAGCGACTGCCTGACGTTCTCTGGCAGCGCAAGGAATCTCTGGCCCAGTTGATCCAGCCTCGACAGTTCTGTCTCTATCGTGTTGACTCGGCGTCCAAACACCACGCCCCTGTCCTGCGGCTGCGAGAGCACGCCGGCGGTGGCTGCGTCGAACGCGCTGGCGTTTCTCCTTGCCAACTCACCAGATCGTCGGTTCAGTTCGGTCGCCGAGAAACGAGTGGCGGCTTGCTCCTGAGCCTGAGCGACCTCTCGCTGTCGCTGTGCCACCTGCGCTGAAAGAGCAGCCTGACGTTCCAACTGCGAATTGACCTGCCCGAGCCGCTGCACCTGCGCGTCCAGCGCAGCCTGAGCGGCAGCGGCGTCGCCTCTTCGCGTATTGCGGATGTTTTCAAGGACAGAAAGTAGCCGAGCAGCCTCCTCAGCCTCGCGCCGCTGGAGTTCCACCAACTGGGCAACCGCTCCGCTGCGGCGGGCGTCCGCCGGCAGGGCAGATGCAGCCGACTGCGAAGCGGATGCTCTCTGAAGTTCGGACGCCAGATCAGCCTGCTGAAATCGCAACTCACGGCCGGTCGCGAGACCGGAGACGGCGGACCCGGCCTCAGAGAGACGGCGGATCGAAATCACCGTCTCATCGACGACTCGCTTATATCGCTCGTAGTCTTGGGCGTTCTTGATCGCGCCGCGTGTGATGTTGTTCTGGGCCGTCGTTGCCGCGTTTTGAGCGCGCACCAACGAGCCGACGAACTCGTTCTGGATCGTCGCCGACAGGCCAGAGAACGCCTTGGCGCTTGACCCGAGCGGCCTTGCGATGTCCTCGGCGGCGCCGACGAGAGCGCGAATCCTCGCTTCCGCCCCGCCGGTGTCGATGTTCAGGCGGTCTCGCGACCTCGCCTGAATCGCACGCTCCAGCCGCTGAATCGGCGTGAAAATCTGGTCGAACGACCGGGCGGCTGCCGAGTTGGCCGAAGAGAGCGTCGAACTGATCCGCTTGGCGAAGCGCTCGACGTCTTTGGCGCTGTTGTCCAGCCCGCGGCTGAACTGCGCCATGTTGATCGTGCCGACGGCGGCGATCTTGCCGATGTAGTTCGCCATCTCACGATCCTTGCGGCGGGCCGAACAACTTGGACAACTCCGCGATCATCTGCTCGTTGGACTGCGGCTTCTTCCGTGATGCCGGGATGAACACGTCCTCGTCGGGGATGCGCTTGTAGTTCCCGCTCGCGGCCATGATCGTCCGGCAGATGCGTGCCGTCTGAAGCCACGGGTTTGGCAGCGGGTATATCTGGTCAAACGCTGCCCACTCGGAGAGTTCCTCGCTGTCGACGGTGTTCAGGAGTTCCTTGACGCTGCGGCCGAGCGCCAGAGCCAGCCTCAAGTAGAAGAGGCGTTCTGGGCGCTCGGCGAATCGTTTCCCAGCGCCTCCACGGCGGCCGGCGTGAAGGCGTTGAACTCCCACGCGGCGTCGAACAGGCGGTTGATCACCGCGCTCGACTTCTTGTTGAGAGCCTCGACCTCGTCGTTCGTGAAGAGGCGGTCGCCGTCTGAGTTGCAGATGGTCAGCACGAGGAACCTCGTGCGGAACGACTCCATCTTCTTGTCGGCGAACGCCTGCTCGAACACGTCGCGATCGGCCCCGCTGATGACGCGGACGCAGACGCTGCCACCCCACTCGGCGACCTCGACCTCCTTGGTCTTGATGTCCTTCGCTTCGAGGATCGCCTTCTTCGACAGGATCACGGATAACCTCCTACACCGTGGAA